GGTTGCGATTTTTTTATTTTTTTAGCACGACCTTTGCAAAATCAACCTTATTCAGACTAACGTATGGCTACGCAGAAGGAATTAGCAGAGCATTTGGGCATGAGTCCTCAATCAGTCGGAGAACTTGTTAAAAAGGGCGTATTTACAATAAAAAAAGGTAGATCACCAGTAGATTTAGACGTATGCAGAATAGAATACATAAACTATTTAAGAAAAAGCGCTAATCACTTTAAAAAGAGTGGAACTAAAGGTGATATTGTTGAAGAAACAACTAGACTTAAAAAGTTTCAAGCAGACAAAGCAGAATTAGAAGTAAACCAGTTAGAAGGTAGATTAATACCTGCAAACCTAGTAGAGAGTACATGGAGTACATTAGTATCAAATGCACATGCTAAATTTTTAAATATACCTGATAATCTAGCACATAGAGTTGCAGGTGCTAATGATTACAATGAAAGACGTGATTTAATACAAAAAGAGATATACGAAGCATTGGAGGAGTTATCTAGCGATGGAATACCAACAGAATATGCAGAACGTACTGAACAAAGTACAAAAGCTGTGGAGACCACCGACACAACTCAAGATTAGTGAGTGGGCGGATAAATATAGGTATTTATCACCTGAGTCATCAGCAGTAAGCGGAAAATACAGAACAGACTATGCACCATATCAAAAAGAGATCATGGATGCTTTTAACGACCCTAATATAGAGAGAATAGTTTGGATGAAGTCAGCACAGGTTGGTGCAACTGAAATTCTCAATAATGTTGTCGGTTATTACATTCACATGCAACCTAGTCCAATATTAGTTATGCAACCTACCTTACAGATGGCACAAGCATACAGTAAGGAAAAACTAGCAAACATGCTTAGAGACACACCAGTTCTAAAAGCAAGACTAAATGAAGTAAAAAGCAAAGACTCATCAAATACTGTTTTATCTAAGAAGTTTATAGGCGGAACTACCTTAAACATGGTTGGCTCTAATTCTGCAGCTTCAGTTGCAAGTAGAGCAGTTAGAATACTTTGTGTAGACGAAGTTGATAGAATGGAAGCAAGTGTTGGAAGTGAAGGAGACCCTATACTACTTGCAAGCAAAAGAACACAAACATTCTTTAACAGAAAAATCTATTTATGCAGTACACCTACAATACAAGGCTTATCTAGGATAGAAGCAGCTTTTGAAGAATCAGATCAACGCTATTACTATGTGCCATGTCCTGAATGTAACAAAATGCAGACTTTAAAGTGGTCAAATGTAATATGGGAAGAAGATCAACCTGAAACTGCTATATATTCATGTGAAAATGGTTGTGTCATAGAAGAATCAAAGAAATACTGGATGTTAAAGCATGGAGAGTGGAGAGCAACTAAAGAAACCAACAAAACAGCAGGATTTCATCTAAATGAACTATATTCAGTATTTTCTACATGGGCATCTATGGCAGAAAACTTTTTAGAAGCAAAAAAGCAACCTGAGATGTTAAAAACGTTTATTAACACTTCTTTAGGCGAGACTTGGCAACCTGAACCTGAAGAAGCAGTTGAAGCAGCAGGTTTGCTAGGTAGACGTGAAAGCTATGATGAACAAACTATACCTGATGAAGCATTAGTGCTTACATGTGGAGTAGATGTGCAAAAAAATAGGTTAGAGTGTCAAGTAGTAGCATTTTCGCACAATTATGAAATGTGGGTTGTAGAGTACAAGATATTGTATGGCTCTACTGGTCAACAAGATGTTTGGAATCAATTAGACAAATATCTGCTTACAAGATTTAAAACACATTCAGGTAGAGTAATGAATATTGCATGTACTACTATAGATTCAGGATTCCAAACGCAAATGGTTTATGCTTTTACAAAAAACAAAAAAGGTAGAAGAATATTTGCAGTCAAGGGTCAATCTCAAAGTGGTAAGACAGTTGTAGGTAGACCTAGTAAAGTAGGTAAAGAAAATAACACTTTATATCCAGTAGGTAGTGATTCTGCAAAAGAAGTGATCTATTCGCGACTTGCAGCAGAATATGGTTATTCTACTTTACACTTTCCATCAACTGTTGATGAAGAATATTTTAATCAACTTACAGCAGAGCAAAGATTTGTTAAATTTGTAAAAGGTAGAAAAACTTTATACTGGAAACAGATAAGAGAGAGAAACGAAGCACTAGACACGATTTGTTATGCTTTAGCTGCTGCATATATACTAAATCCTAACTTTGACATACTAGAACAACGATTATTAACAGGTAATGCTAATGAACCTGAACAAAATAGAGTTAAACCTGCTAAAAAGGGTATAAATCGCAATAACTTTGCTACTTCGTGGAAATATTAATAATTCTTGTTAAGTTATTGCAAATTTGCACAGATACGCTTAGTATTAGATAAGATATATCTAACTTTAATGAGGTTTTTGTTTGAGCAACAAATTTGATTCAACTAATTATCCTACAAATGTACCTGCTGTCTTACAGCTAGGTGATTTTTGGGCATGGAAAAAAAGCAACTTAGCGAGTGACTATCCTACAGCAGATTATTCTCTATCTTATGAGTTTAATCTTATAGATGGTGCTACACCTGCTAATTTTACAATAGGAACTACAGAATCAGGTGATGAATACATAGTTGCTACAAGCAATACTAGTAGTTATACAAAAGGTGAGTATAACTGGGTAGAATACATAATAAGAACATCAGACAACGCAAGAATCAAATTATCTGAAGGTTTTACAGAAATACAAGACAATTATGCGACTACAAACGCATCAGTAAGAAGTCATGCGAAGATTGTGTTAGATGCTGTTAAAGCTGTAATAGAAAATAGAGCAACTATGGATCAAAGTTCTATGTCTATTGCAGGTAGATCACTTTCTAGAATGTCAATTGATGAATTATTTACTCTAAAAGACAGATATCAGGCAGAATATAACAAAGAAGTGAAACAAGCTAGAATAGCTAATGGTCAAGGTAGTGGAAACACAATAAAAGTTAAGTTTGGTTCACAAAAAACAATAAATCCAACAAGTTACACATAAAATGGCATGGTATAACAGAATATTTAACCTTGGTGCTAAACCAACAGTAAAACGCAAGTTTAAAATGCAAAGAAGCTACACAGGTGCAAATACTGGCAGACTTTTTGCAGATTTCGTGACAAGTTCAGCATCAGCAGATGCAGAAATTAAAGATAATTTAAGAGTTTTAAGAGATAGAGCAAGAGAACTTGCTAGAAATGACTCACATATAGCAAGATATTTGAATTTAATGATCTCTAATGTAGTAGGAAAAGCAGGAATTAGAGTTAGTTCTAAAGTAAGACTAGATGATGAAGTTAATGGTGGCAAATTAGACATTTTAGCTAACAAACTAATTGAGTCAGCATGGAAAGAATGGACAAAAAAAGGCAATTGCACAGCTAATGGCAGATTGTCATTTTTAGATTGTCAAAAAATAGCTATAGAATCACTGGCAAGGGATGGTGAAGTATTAATTAGAAAGCTAAAAATGCCTGATTCACCATTTGGGTTTCAAATACAGTTTTTAGAAGCAGACCATTTAGACGAAGATTTAAACAAACACGATTCTAAGACAGGTAATGAGATAAAAATGGGTGTTGAAGTAGATAAGTATGACAAACCAGTTGCTTATCACATTTATAAAAGACATCCATTTGATAAAACTTATATGAATGAAAACGAACACATAAGAGTACCTGCAGACGAGATAATCCATCTTTATATGCCATCAAGAGCAGAACAAACTAGAGGAGTCAGCAGTATTGCTACTGTAATGGCGAATGTTAAGCAATTAAATGCATATTTAGAAGCAGAAATAGTAGCTGCAAGAACAGCAGCAAGTAAAATGGGATTTTTTACCTCACCTGATGGTGAAGGATATGTAGGTGATGGTGAATATGAAGATATTTATAATCCAGTAACTACTGCAAATGCAGGAACATTTGAACAATTACCTGCAGGAGTATCATTTCAATCATTTGACCCACAACATCCAACAAGTGCTTTTGATAGCTTTACATCTAGCGTATTAAGAAGCATAGCATCAGGTCTTAATATTTCTTATCATGCTTTAAGCAACGATTTAACATCAGTTAACTATTCTTCTATAAGACAAGGTGCTTTAGAAGATAGAAGCACTTTCCAAATATGGCAACAGTTTATGGTTGAGCACATGATACAACCTATATTTAATGAATGGCTAGAAATGGCTATATCTACAGGTTATTTATCATTGCCTATAGAAAAAGTAGAAAAATTTAGATCATCAGTTACATATATACCAAGAAACTTTGCTTGGATTGACCCACTTAAAGAAATGAACGCTAATGTAGTAGGATTGCAAAATGGAACAGTCACTTATAGCGATATATCTGCTAATTATGGTAGAGACGTTGAGGAATTATTTGAACAACACCAAAAAGAGGTAGAATTAGCTAAAGAATATGATATAGAATTAGCTTATCAACCATTTGGTGCTAATAAGATACCAGTTGAGCCTAAAATAGAAGGTGGTGAAGACGATGCCTAAACCTACTGATAGCATGAAGTCTGAAGCACAAAAAGGTTTAGACTGGCGAGAAGAATTTGGTAGAGGTGGTACAAGAGTAGGTGCTGTAAGAGCAAGGCAAATTGTAGCAGGTGAAAATCTATCAGATGATACTGTTAAAAGGATGTATAGTTTTTTTAGCAGACATGAAGTTGACAAACAAGCTGAAGGGTTTAGTGCAGGTGAAGATGGCTATCCCTCAAATGGTAGAATAGCTTGGGCACTTTGGGGTGGCGATGCAGGTTATGCATGGTCACGAAGAATTGTCGAAAAATTAAAAAAAGAGGAAAAATCTATGAAAGATAAAGAAGATAGACATATATTAAACGTAAGCGAAACAGATGAATCTGTAATTGTTGAGTTTGCAAAAGAGCATGAAGAAGAAATGGAAGCTGAAGAAGTAGAAGTTGAAGAAACTGAAGCTGAAAGACCATATCACGATGAAGAAGAAGACAGAAAGGTTGTAGACATGCCTATGAGATACAGGAACATAGATTTATCAAGAGCAAAATTTATAGATGAAGAAACAAGAACAGTAAGAATCGGTGTTTCTTCAGAAGAGCCAGTTGAAAGGTCATTTGGTTTAGAGATATTGAGTCATAAAGCTGAAGATATAAACATGGAGTTTATAAATTCAGGTAGAGCACCATTACTCTTAGACCATGATATGACAAAGCAAATTGGTGTTATAGAAGATTTCAGACTAGATGAAACAGCTAAAAGGACAATTGCTGTAGTTCGATTTGGTAAAAGTCGACTTGCTTCAGAAGTGTTTGAAGATGTAAAGGATGGTATTCGCATGAATATTTCAGTTGGATACCGCGTAAATAAACTTATGAGAATGAAAGACGCTAAAGAAGTTAGCTATAGAGCAGCATGGACACCAATGGAAGTATCTAGCGTGTCTGTACCTGCAGACCAAAGCAGACTTGTTGGTGTTGGTCGTTCTCAATCTTTTAAGGAGATTAAAATGGATAACGAAGTCAATTTAGACGAAGTTAAAGCTAAATCTGCTGAAGAAGTCAAAGCTGAATTAAAAAGAAACTCACAAGAGATTTACAA